GACATAACTACCCTCGCTTTTTCTCACGTAAGTCTTCAGCGTAGTCTAAGAACTCGTCTCGTTTGACGCGCGGTATCCACGCCGTAACGCGAATTAGTCCGTCGTCTCGCTGCGTTTTATCGTACTTTTTCTGTGCTTCAAACTTATCATCTTTCATGGGAAAACCTCTGGTTAATATCAATAGGCGGACTATACAGCTATAGTCCACTTGTATCAAGAATTTCACGGACGGCCTTCTTGAGCGTAACCAGATTCGCGTCCATGCCCTCGCGCATCAACAGCCGCTCCTCGATTGAGACTTTACCGCCGGGCATTATCGTAGACTTAGTCACCCTGAGCGTATTCAGTCGGGGTCGGGTAGTAATGCCGTCTAGGTTAACCGTCACACTACCGTAAGCTGCGGTGCAGGCGCGGATTCTGGCGCGAAGTATCTTCTTCCAGTTCCCTAAGTCGTAAAGGTCTAGCCGCTCATGGAACGCTACCGCCATTAACTCAAGTACGCGAGGGTTAACATACTCGGTAGGTAGTGAGGCCAATGTAGCGCGAGTTAAGGTATCTAGTGGACTCTCGGTGCTGATTCTCATGTTCAGCTTAACGTCAGTCTGTGCGGGCGGTGCAAGTAGTTCCTCAACGTTATACTCACGGTTCTTCAGGTAGTGCCAGACGTGGATAGCCCATACTGGCAGGTTGTTGTCATCCCGCACATCTAGCCATTCGTTTAACGTCGTGAAGTAGTGCGGAGCCGCAGGGAGAATAGGGTTAGTTATCACGTAGATACGGCGGTCATTATCTGCAATGGCTAAAGCGTCCTCATGGTTCGACAGCATTAGATAACTGCTGCAAATATCACTAAAGCGCTGCCTACCGTACTTAGGGTTTATTCTCACGCGCTTACTGCGGGGGTCTATTATCTCCTTCAGACGCTCGTACACTCGGTACTTGTTCGTGTCTCCCGTATTCAGTGTCTCATCCGTAATAACAAGCGGGGACTCCATCCAGTCGTTGAACTGGGCCTCGCCTATTATCTTATCGAAGGGTATGTTCTCGACATTATGAGGGGTGAATAGCGTGGTCAGCATATCCCCTAGCGTACTACGGCCGGTGCCTTGTGCCTTGGCAATCATCAGCATAGCGCAGCCACGGAAGGACATATCGTTCACCTTAGCCGACAGCCATTTTAAGAAGTAATCCCTCTGGTCCTCATACGGTAGGAGGTACTCCATAAACGCTAAGAACATATCGACATGGTACTTGTCAGGCTCTACTTCAGGCCACATCGGGGGGTGGAACGTGTTAACCCTAAACTTACCGTCCTTCTCTACTATGCGTGCAGGGGTGGATGGGTCGAACACCTGGCCATACACCGTAGCCCTAGCGGGAGAGGTCAGCCACATACTTGAGTGCTTAACGAATGCCTCCTGACCGTTGGATTTAATCGTCCTGACGGACTGAGGGTACAGTCCTCGAAAACCCCCCATGCTCACAGCGTCTAGGGACGCCGGAGAGGTCACGTGCCATGCTAGTTCATTAACAGGGTCATACGCCCAATCTTTAGTTAATTGCGCCACAGGGTCGAATACGGACGCGGTAGGGCCACCATTAGCCGCAACATAAGACAGCAGCTCGGCTATTTTGTTTGTCTCACAATGACCGTGAAAACAGTTGAACGCTCGGTACTCTCCAAACTCCCCACGGCCTACGGGTGCGTACCCTGCGAAGTTGTCCCCTGAGGTATGCGCGTAATTCCAAGGGCATTGGATAGTCACCCACGCCCCTAAATCTTGGACCACCATATCCTGCTCGTACATCCACTCCAGTACCGGATCGACAATGCCGGATAACGAGGGCGCTTCAGGTATTGCCCCTGACCAAGGTGAGGTGCCTATTGACCGTGGGTGGACTCGTTTGACCGCGTCTTCCGCGTCAGCTAAGACGGCATCCCATGTGGTCGGTATGTCAAAGGCATCAATTAGATCACTTGGCGACCACTTAGGTCCGTCCATGAAGTGCAGCTTATTAACGAACCCACACTTCACTCCTAGCTTACCGTTCACCCCTTCTGGCAGTCGGACTAATTTGGTGGGCATCTTACCGCCCTCGTCGGAGTAACCTGCGGAGTAGAGTAGTTGGATTAGTGCAGTAGCGGCGGGGAGGTCAGTCAGGTCTTCGGATAGCACATAGCCGTATTGGAAATTACCGGCAGATGTCTCTAGTTTGTACGTGGGGGGTGCGGATTCAGGTATCTTATCGAATGGTACTTTGGTGCCAATGTCATCTAGGACGACCACGGCGAGGCGTTTGAACAAGGCCTTGCGGTTGTATAGCTTACCGTCGGCATCTCGTCTACAAGTGCTGGTGCCGAAGTAGAGCGCGTTGGCTTTCTTGGTTCTGTCTAGCGCGGTGAGTAGTGCCTCGTCCGTCATCGGGAATGAGGGTGAATACTTGGGCTTCACCTTCCACGTCAGTATGTGCTCATCCTCTGCTAGGCCATCTCCAAACACTAGGGCTATGAAGGAATCAATCAGGTCTACATCGTACTCACGGGGCGGTAGTTCGGGTATATCCACCACGCTATCTGGCGTCTTTTCCGGTTGTGGTTCTTGTGCTTTTTTGATATTATCGATGGTATCACTGGTTTTCCTCATAGTTGTAGCCTCTGGTGTTGGTGTTGTGGAAACCTCAGATATTCTGGTATCTGAGGTTTTTATTTGCCGTATCGTTTCATCAGTTCGGGTACTGCTGTCAGGGGTAGTGTCTTTGCCCATTCGGGAGACTCCTCCATAGTTTTTTGTAGTGCGGATTTTCTATCTTCAGCTAATTCGATAGGCACTTCAAGTACCAATTCATCGTGACAGTGCAGAATCACATCGTCAGTTTGTCTCAGCGCCTCCCTAAGTAAACAAGCAGCAACCGCCTGAGTCATGTTCTCGACCAGTATCCCCACCCACAAAGCCTGTCGCGGCCATTCATTAGCATCGGCAGCGGGTGTTAAGCTAGTCTTGGCGTAGGTCAGTATGGTACTGGTGCCGTATTTCTCGTGAGTTTCTTGTTCTACCCTAACATCGGGGTATTGAATACTGCTGCCGTCTGGCAAGATGCAGTAAAGCGTCTTCTTACCTGTATCATCTACGCCACAGACGTAAGACACCCTGCCGGCCTTATGCTGTGATGTGGGGGTGTTGACTGCTCGCATAGCGGCGGTACTCACATCGCTCCAGAACTTAGTTGCCCAAGAGTTAGCGTCTCGCCACCCCCATACAATAACCTGCGCCTCTTCATCCGGTATGAATAGCCCGTAATTCCTCGCCATACTGTTAAACGCACCGACGCCGCCTGAAAAACCAAGTGCAAGTGTGGCGACCTTACCAATCTGCCGGTCATCGATGCCCATCCCTTGCGCGGTATGCACATAAATGTCCTCACCATTGCGGAACACATCCAGCACCGCATCACCTCCGGTGGAGTCTGATAGCCACGGCAGCACCCTAGCTTCAATGGCAGACCAATCCCCCACCACGAACACATTACCTACATCAGGAATAATGGCGGGGCGCAGTAGTTTGGATAGGGTGTTCATCACACGAGGTATAGGGGTGTGCTCGGTCATCTTCTGGCGGACTTCTTCCGCCTCCTCTGCCTTAAAGCAGTCACGGACAAAATTATGCACTTGGACGCCCTGACTTGAATACCGTTTTGTTTGACCGGCGCCCGCGTAAACGAACGCCCCACGTACTCGGTCGTCGTCAGGGTCAGCGCGGTTAATCATGTTAGTAAACTTTGAAACGCTAGACTTACTGCCCTCGTCAACTAAGCACAGTAAATTATACGCATCATCAGTTATCGACAGCTCACCACTATCGGCGGCATCTAGTATGGCGGCTCGGACTGCCTTATCGGTGGAGTTCTTCAGCTTACCATCTACTGTCTTCTCGGTGAGTTTCTTCACCTCATCGGACACGTTAGCCAGTACCCAGTCTTTCACACGGGTGTGTTGGGTGTGCTTAGTGACAACTCCGCCGGTTATCTCAGATAGCTCAACCCCAATGGCGGCTTGTTCCTTACCGGCGTACTCGGTCGCCATTGTCGCTAGGCCCACGTCCACCTTCACGCCACGGTCATTAATCCGCTCATTAATTAGCCAGTCCTCGTGCTCAATAGCGGTCATGGGTCGGGTATGGCGGATAACGTCAACAGTGGTACGAACATCTTGTACGCAGTAAGCCCCCATCTTAGCCATTAGCTCGGGGTCCTCATTGAACGTGCCGTCTTTGCGCGGGTGTGACAGTTTGTTTATGAGCGCGGTGCCGGTATGGTCTTTGCGTTGGCTGGCGTCTAAGGCGCGAGCGGCTTTGTCTAACGCCGATGGTAGCGCGTTCACCCGCATCTGAGCGGCGGAACAGTACCACTTCCTCGCCGGTAGCATTGGGAAGTCATGGTCTGACACGGCAACATACTCCCAGATACCTTGGTCGAATCGAGCGTTATGCGCTATAACGAAATCAGCACGGCCAATCCGCTCATACGCCTCCTCTGGCAGCGTTCCCGCGTCGGGATACCAGAGCATTGAGTAGTTATCGTGCAGGTCATACAGCGCCATACAGAGTATCTCAGTGCTCGGGTCGCTGACGTACTTATCACCACCTACCACCTTCAGGTCTAC